CCATCGTTCCGAGCCCGGCCGCAGTCCTCAGCGCAGCCGCGTCCGCCATCGCCAGCAAGGCCCGGCCGAACGTGGTGCTGGCGATGAGCGCGGCGGCGCTGGAGCTGGTGAAATAGGCAACGTCGCCGGCCGACGGGCTGAGCGCAGCAAGCGCCGCGAGCTGGTCGTCCGCGCCGGACACCCCGAGCGAGGCCCCGAACACGGCGGCATAAGCCGACCAGGCGTTGATCTGGTCGTCGAGCGTCGCCATCCACGCCACGAAAGCGTCGGCGGCGGCAATGAACTCGTCATTGCTCATCGAGCGGGTCGGCGCTGTCGGTGCCGTTGTGATCGTCGGAAACGGCATCAGGTCAGCCCCTCGATGCTAAGTGAGCAGTAGGATTTGTTCGGTCCCGGAATCTCGATGTTCCAGTCCTTGTAGAAGCCGAAGATGTAGAGCGCGGCGTAGTCGCCATCGCCCTTGAAGACGCACGGAACGGCGCGGATCGAGGCGAGGAACGCCGCCGTCGCGTCGATCTTCGCATTGTCCATCCACACCTTGTAATCGGCCCGCTTGGCGAACCCGCGCTCGACGATGGTCCAGTTGCCGAACTCGTCCGCGACCTTGCGGCTGAAGTCCTGGATGCCGACCTGCGCGCCGTAGATGACCGCGCCGAAATAGAGGCTCTGGCCGATCACCATCGTGCCGATGCGAACCGTGCTCCCGGTTGCCGTCGCGATGACTTCGATCTGTGGATCGCCGTTCAGCGGAAGGTCCGTGACGACCAGATCGCCCTTCCTGACGATCGGCTCGAAGAAGTAATCGAACCAGTTGTTGACCCCACTGTCGGACGTGAGATTGAACGTCTCGTTGTAAATCTCGCCGTCGCTCGCGGTGGTCACGATGATCTGCGCCGTGTCGCAGGCGATGTTGAGCAGCGAGACGGCATTGGCGCGGCCCGTCACCTGGACCACCACGTCGATCTCATCGGCGTTGGACGACTGGCTGCTGTTGGAGAGGTCGAACATGCGCCACTTGCGGTTCATGCCGAGGTCTAGCCACCACGCCGCGTCTGACAGGGCATGGCCGGTGTTCGCGTTCGCGAGGCTTTGATATTCGTGGTGATCGGTGCCGACCACGATATCGTCCAGCGCATACGTCGTCGCCGGATTGTAGAGGGCGTAATCGTCGGTATCGCCGATGTTGGACGAAACCAGAGACGTGTCGTCAATCGTGAAGGAACGGACGATATCCATTAGCTCGTCACCACGTTGAGGGGCGTGTCGCTGTCGGTGCGGACCAGGAGCCCGTCGCCGTCGAACTTGGTGAACAGGCGCTGCTGCTTGGTCAGCAGGTCGATGATGGTCGCGTTCTGCTGGATGATCGTCTGATTCTGATCTTCGACGACGGGAACGCTGGTCGCCGTGGTCGAAGAGTAAACAACCGGCGGCGTCGAAGCGGGCTGCGCGACAACCGGCTGCGTCAGGGCCGAAGCCGTGGCTTGCGTGTTGGCGCTGATCTGCTGGAGGATCGAGGTCGCGTTCTGGAGCGCGTCCAGTTGGAGCTGCGCATAATCGGCAGCGTCCTCGGATGCCGCGATGCCGTTATCCACGCCGCGCGCCACCAGCGCTACGTCGCGCAGGTATTGCTGGAGCGTGGAGGCGTTGTTGCGCGCTGCGGTGAGGAAATCCTGTCCGCTCTGCTGAAGCCCACCGAGCGCCGTCGCATCACCCGTCGCCGCGAGGTTGGCCGTGGCGATGAACTTGGCCTTCAGAGTTTGATAGGCGTTGCCCTGCGCCGCGTCGGTCGCGAACAGGCCGTCGCGATACTTCTTCAGGCTGTCGGTGAACTTGTTGAACTGGTCGATGGTCGATTGAAGCGCCTGGACCTGCTTCTTGTTGAGGTCATCGAAGTAATCCAGCACCTTGTCGAATGCAGGCGCGACCGCGAGCAGCGAGGCATACATCTGCCGACCCGCATCGGTGGTGAGGTCGAGGCCCAAAACCAACTGCTTGAACTGATCGCGGGTGGTGACGCCGGACACGCCGAGCTTCTGCAATTCGGCAATGACTGCGGCCTGGACCGGCGCGATCTGCTCTGCGTCAGTGAGGAACTGATCCTTGAAGAAGTCGGTTTGCGAAACGAAGTCATCAACGCTGCCGAACAGCTGCACCAAAGCGTCACGCGCCGCGATGGACTCGACGCCGGTCATGCCGAACGTCTTGCCGATCGACTGCAACTCCACGTCCACCACCTGATACTCGCGGGCGACGCGCATGAAGGTTTCGAGCAGCCCTTCCCCGACCTTCTGCATCTGCTTCAGCGCCGGGAATACCGCCCCGGCCATCTGGTCGCCGATGGAGGAGAAGATCGCGTTCAGCTGATCCTCGATCTCCTGCCCGCTCATGCCCTCGAACGATATTTGCCCGATCTTGACCTGGAAGGCGTCGATCAGGGCTTGCGCGCCGTCGAGGCCGACAACCTTGGATGCGGCAAGGATGCTGTCGCGCATCGACCCGATGACCTGAACGAACAGGTTTGTGATCGTGGAGGAAAGGGAACCCGTGTCGTAATCGACGCCGGTCGAAGAACCGCCACCGATCCCCAGCACGCCGCTTGAAGTCCGCTGCTCGTCGGTGCGGGTGTAGGACGCTCCGTAGAGACCGTTGGCGAGAATGTCGGCGACCGAGGAGCCAGTGACCTGCGCCATTGCCGCGTTGAACAGCGCCTGGTTCTTGTAATGCGAGGCGAGATGCAGCGGCGAGCCGGAGATGATGATGCCCTGATCGGCGAGCGTGCGCGTGACGCTCTTCCCGCCGATGCCGAGGACACCCTTGGTGCCGGTGGTGCCGAGGTTCAGCCCCGACGTGTCGAACAGGTTGCCGACCTGGATTTCCTGGGCGATGGTGCCGGCGAGCTTGCTGATCCCCACGTCGATGTTGCGCAGGGTCTTCAGCATGTCGTTCGAGTATTCCAGGTCTTTGTTGGTGTTGGCGGCGACGATCTCAAGGCTGTGCTGGATGCTGTCGCTCTTGGCCTTCGAGTCCCCGAGAACGGTCCCCGCGCCCTGCGCCGCCTGAAGGCCATCGACATTGGGAATAGCCGGCCCAACAGCAGCCCCGCCACCGCCCTTCGCACCGAGGGAAGCAAGGAGAGCGATCATCGCGGCGACGACGGGGAACGCCCACACGCCGAGCTGCGAGAAAATCTTCGACCCGCCTTCCGCCGTGTTGGCAGCGGTGCGCGTGCCGGAATTGGCGACCGAGGAAGCGGTGTGCGCAACGTCACGCGCAATCGCGATGGCCGTCTGCACCGCCTGGAAAATGGCATAAGCCTTTTCTATCGCGGTCATCACCTTGTAGCCGGTCGAATGCTCCTTGAAGAGACCCTTCAAGGCTCCGAGCATCTGGCCCGTGGCCTGGACTCGCGCGGCGGCAGACTTGTTCGCCGCAAGGATTTCGATCTGCGACAGGCGCTGTGCATCGCCGCCCGCCTTCTTGGTTTCGTCACGCTTCCAGTCGGCGATGGCCTGCTCTTGTTCGAGGTAGCTCGACAGGCTGGAGATCGCCCCACCCACCGCATCGCCGAAGCCGCCGAACGCATCGGAAAGCACGCTTTTCAGCGCATCGGCCTGCTCGCCGATACTCACCATCAGATCGTGCGTGTAGGACAGCGAGGAGTTGTAATTGTCCTGTGCAGTCTGAAGGTCGGCGGTGCCCGCCGCGACCTGCTTTTGCGTTTCGATGTAGGCAGACGCATCTTCAGGTGACGCGCCTGGATGGTCGCGCAGATATTGTTCGGCGGTTAGCTGCGCTATCGCGACCGCGCGTTCCTTGTTGGTCGCGGCGATGAGCGTTGCTTCGAGCCGCAGCTGCTCCAGCTGATCCTTTCCGGACGCCGTGGCCGCAAGCACCTGCGCCCGTTCGATCTGCGCATTGTTGTCATCATACGCCTTGGTGAGATTGCGGATGATATCGACGAGAACCTTCTTCGCTTCGCCCTCCGCGATGGCTGCGGCGGCGGTCAGCGGACGGAGCTTGGATTCCAGCTCAAGCGCCTTACCGGCCTGAGATGCCGGAATGAGCCCCGCAGCGACCTGCGCATTGACCGCCGCGCGGCTGTCCGCCTCGAAGCGCAGGTCGGCGATGGTTTTCGCGCCGTCCGCAGCGCGCTTGGCAATGGCGAGCGCCAGCTCCTTCTCATAGAAGATACCGACTTCTCCCTTGTGGCGGATCGCCTCCTCTTCGGCCTTCTGGAGCGCTTCTGCCCTGATCGCTGCGGCGTCGCTTACCTGATAGGCGGCGGCGAGAGCCTTCTGGCCCTTGATCTGCGCATCCAGCTCCGCAAGCGCTTCGGCTAAGCCGTGATCGCTCTCCTTCTTCGGCTTTTTCGGCGTCCGGTCCGCGATAATCGTGTCGGCGGCCTTCTTGATTCGGTCTTCGGCAGCGCCAACGATGTTGTCGCGAATCTTCTTGACGTTCCCGGCGATCTCTTTTTGCGCTTCGACAGCGTTTTGCTTGACCCTATCCCAGAAGCCCGGACCCATGTCCGTCGTCCAGAAGGCTTTCATGTATGCGGCAAATTTGACGGCCTTGTTGAGCACATCGACGAAGGCGTTCTCGGCGTCAGATTTGAACTTCTGCCAAGCGGATGACAGGTTGAGCGCATCGCTGGCGGTCTTCTTGACGCCGTTGAACACGTCGCCCCAAGTTATCTCGAACGCTCGCGCGCGGGCGTCCAGGTCTTGCATCTCCTTCGAGCTGAGCCCGCCGACTTCCTGCCGAAGCTCCTTCATCTCCTTCTTGGTGAGACCTAGCGAATTTGCGTATCGGTCGAGCGTCCCGCTATCGCGCACCTGATCCTGGAACACCTTGAAGCTGCCAACAACGAGACCGGTAGCCGTCGCGACGCCTGCTAGGATTCCGGCCATCGGGCCAAGAGCAACGCGGGTCGCAGCGGCAGACGCAGCCGAGGCAGACGCAGATCGCCTTGCGGCTACGGCCAGCGCGTCTTCCGCAATCGCCGCTTCCGACGCAGCGGCGGCCTGCGCAACGTGAGCCTTGGCCAGTCGCTCGGCAGCAACACTCGCCTCTGTCGCCGTGACCGCCTGACGCTGGGCCGCAAGCGCCAGTTCGATCTCCGTATCGGCGGCGGCGATGTTGGCCTTCGCGCGATTCACCGCCGATTTGATCGCAGTCGCCGCAGCTGCTGCATTGGCGGCTTCTTCCGCGAGTTCGGCATCGCGCGTCACCTTGAGAATGCCGATCATCCGCAGCAACTCGGTCGCAAAGCCCCTCGCGCCAAGGCCGGACTGCTGCATGATCTGCACAAACTGGCCCGACTGCTGCGCGAACACGCGCATCGGCGCTTGGCCCGATGCTAGGCCCGTCACCACGTCATTGATCTGGAACGCGAGGTTCTGAGCCTGATAGGCCGCGAGTCCCGTCGCCTTGCCCATTGTGTTGACGGCGGTTCCGAGCCCGACCGACTGCCGCGCCATTGCCTGCGCATTCGCGGCGTATTGGGTTGCAGCGACCGCCGCAGTCTTGATCTGCGAGCCGGACTTGGATGCGGCATTGCCGAGGTTATTGACCGAGCCCTCCGCGCGACCGCCGGCAGCCGTCAGCCTGTCAAGGTCGGCTGACGCTGATTTCGTCTGCGATGAATCGATCACAATCCCGAGGGAGGCGAAGTCGGTCACTGCTTCGTCTCCTTGGGTTTCGGTGCGTATTCAGACAGCCACAGGTCGTCGGTCTTGCGGATGCAGTCGATCTCCCACGCGCTCAGCCTAACCTCATTGACCTGCTGCCATGCGTGGAGATCGCTGAACGTGATCCGTTGCGGTCCCCATCCCGTCGAGCCGCGGCTTCCGTGGAGTTCGAGGAAGTCCTGCCACAAATGCTTGCAGCCGACCGGCAAAGGCGGTGCGTTAGCCAGCAGGGGATGAGGCTTGCCCGTCGCCCGCTCCACCGCCTGAAGATGGGCGAGCAGCGGCGACCCGTCCTCTTGCGGCTGCGAAAGCTCGAACTGATGGCGGGCGAACTCCACGAACTCCTCGGTCAGTTTCCCAGGAAATTACCAAGGTCGCCGGACGCCTCGTTGATCTGCTCGCGAACCCACGGGAAATGGGTTAGCCAGCGGCTCACGCTCTCGGCGCTGAAGGGCAGCTTGTCGCCCTTCCAATAGATGACCGGCTCGCTCTTGCCGTCCTTGACGGTGCGCCAGCCCTTGACCAGCTCCGCTACCAGATTAACCGTCTCGGCTTCGTCCTCTTCGATGGTCGAAGGCTCGACGCCCTTTCCCTTGCGCTGCGCCTCGAATGCTTTGCGGCGCTCCTGATTGATCTGGCGGCGAATCTTGTTCTTGAACGCCGCGCTCTCCGGCCCCACGACAGACACGAACACGCCCAGCGGGGCTTTGGTCTGCGGGTGGACAAGCTCGAACTCGTAAGGCTTTTCGCAAGCCGCCGCTGTGTCCAGCGTGTCGAAGTCGATTGCGTCAGTCATTGCATTGCTCTCCGTTGGTGCCACCGGGAGGCCGGAGAGCAGCCCCCCGGTGACGTAAGAAGGGGCGCTCTCCACCCCGATTGTGTTAGGCCGCGAGGCTGTCCTGGATGCCGACGATGGTCTGGTCATTCGCCAGAGCAGCGCCGCCGGTCGAGTTGATCTCACCGGTGAACGGAAGCGTCGTGATGACCTGCTTCTTGCCGTCGTCGATATCGTCGCCCATCAGCTTGGCGCGCGGCACTACGAACGCGATGAAGTCGGAGGTATCCGAGCTATCGACGAACAGGACGGCGATCACGCTCACCGCCGTTTCATTGTCGAAGTAGTCGGAGATCGTCTCGTCCTCGAACTGCGCCGTGACCTGGCCGCTCGCCTTGATCTCGCCCTTGACCAGATCGCTGATGACGCGCGATCCGATCACCGCCTCGCCGTGCTGCACCTGACCGTCGATGGTGAGGTTCAGCGACGTTCCGACCAGCAGGCGCGAGCCCGCGAGCAGGATGCAGCCGTTGGCGGCGGACACGATCGATGATGCCAGCTCGGCGGTCGGCGACGTGAGCACCTGCGAACCGCCCTTGGTGCGCGACAACCCAAGCAGGCTGACGGCGATGGTCGCATTGCCCGTTGCGGGAATCTGCACGTCGATCTTGCCGACCTGCATGTCCGCGTAGAGGCGCGACTTGCTGATGTCCGAATACCACTCCTCAAGGGTGTAGTAGTCGTTGGTGTGGCCGCTGGTCGGCGCGAGCGTCGTCTTGCCGACCACCGTGACCGTGGACGAAGCAATCGGCCCCTGCGCCGACAGGCTCTTGCCGTTCGGGACGATGACCGTGATGACCGTCTGCGTCACGCCCGTAACCAGCAGGTTCAGGTTCTTGGCCGTGCCGGTGTAGGTGCCCGCCGTGATGCGGATGACGTGGCCGACCTTGACGCCGGCAGTCAGGAACGTCGCCGCCGCATCGGTCAGGGTGTATGGGCCTGAACCGGCGATGGTCAGTGACAGGCCGGTAATCGCCGAGATCGCAGCGAAGTCGCGGCGCACGCACGAGCCCATGAATGGCGCGAACGAGCCCGGAAGAAGCGCCGAGTTGAGCGTTCCTTCCGACTTGCCGACGCCGTAGGTATCGCCGACATACTGCTGGTGCGTCGTGATCTGGTTCGACGTGAAGGTGTCCTTCTTGAAGTTCAAGGACGCTGTCTCGCGAGTGACATATTGCCCGCCCGAACCCGAGGCAGCCGAGCCGAGGCCGGTCTGCTTCTTGTATGCGAGCGTCTTGAGCTGACCCTGTGCAATCGTCATGGCTAGTTCCTCTGGTGCGAATAAAAGCGGATGCGGACGGGGATGACGTAACGGTCCTCTTCCACGCGCCCCGGTGCGATTTCCGGCGTGCGTTCGATGTTCACGGTCACGCCCGACGCCGTGAAGGACGCGCCCCGATGGAAGGTTGAGCGGATCAGTTCGGCGCGATTGCTCGCGGCAGCGGGACCAGCCCCAAGCGGGTAACAGAGATCGACCTGCATGAAGCCCTGCTCGGTGTAGAAGCCCGCCCCGACGACGGGGTTTGCGGGCTCGGCAAGAAGGAGGGTTGCGCGCTGATAAGGCGTTCCGGCAACTGGAGTGAACGGTGCGTTCTCGTATGCCGTCGCCAACGCGGGAGACATCGCGGCCAATGCGCTTTCCAGCGCCGCGCGGACCGCGCTCATCGCACCGCCCCCACGGCCTGCTCGACCATCTGCGGGAACTCGATTGCGGTCAGGCCAACCAGGCCCTGCGGAGCCTGGCGCGAATGGCCTTCCTCGATTGCCTGCGCATAGGGGACGTTGTTGAACAGGTAGAACACCCGTCCGGCGGGCTGTTCGGGAATGGCCGCGAGGATTGCGCCCTGTGTTGCCGCGCCGCTGGGATCGATGCGCCCCGTCTCGCCCGAGGGTCGAACATCCACCCCGAGCTGCCAGTTGCCGCGAAAGCGCCCGCCGATGTATCCCTTGGGAGCGGGGTTCTTCCAATATTTCGCATCGCCAACGGGCGAGCGTCGGTCGAGCGCGGAAGCGATCTGCACCACGACATCGCCAACGACTTCGTTGGCGCGGCCCTTCACCTTGTCGGCGAATGCGGAGAGATCGCGGACGAACGTGCTCATGCCGCCCTCCGCACGATGCAATCGTAAATCAGGTCCATCCCGGCAGGGGACAGCGGGTCGGCGATCACCACCGTCCATACGTTGTCGTTGGAGTCCGTGATCGTGCCGTTGACCTGCGGCGCGGTGATCTGTGCGCCGTCCGTATTCAGGGCCGACAGGAGAAGCTGCTGATCGCCAGCCACGACAAGGCTGCTGCCGTCCTTCTGGAAGCGCTGCGCGGTCATGCTGACAGGGAACAGGATGCCGGGAACCGTCTGCGGATCGGGCGCGGTGTTCGTCGTCGTGCCGGTGGCAGGATCGTAAACCGACGTGCCGACATAGGTGATGGTCACGGTCTGGCCGTTGCGCTCAATCATATCCGATGCGCGGGAGCGAAGATCGGTCATGCGCGCACCAGACGGGCGTTCACGCCACCGCCGTTGAGGTATGGCGCGAGCGCCATGTCCACGGCGCGAAACTGCGTTGCCTGTGGGCTGTGCGGCGCGTATTCGGTTTCGAGCGGGCCGACCTTCTCGCGCACCACTTCGCGGGCGAGGTCGGCGTTGAGGTCGCCAGTCAAAGCCCTCAGAGCGAGGTCGGCGCAGGCGTTGGCAACGTCGGCGGGAACGCTCTCGGTATCGAGATAATAACTGTCCACGCACACGTTCCAGCGCGGCCATGACAGCGCCTGATCGACGTGACGGCGAACGCCCTGCCAGCGCTCGCGATAGGCTTGTTCCATGTAGGCCGTGGCACGACGGAGAGCGGCTTCCTTGACCGCATCGGTGCCGGTCCACGCCGCATTGCCGAAAGCGGTGTGGCGCAAGTCCGCGTCAGCTACGGAGATGTAGCTTTCAGCATTCGCCTTGCCGGTGCCGTCCTCGACTTCGAGTGCCATTGGGGGTTTCGTCTCTCCGGGGAAAGGTTGAGGGCGGGAGCTTCCATTCCCCCGCCCTCAGTTCGGTTAGCCAAGCAGCAGAGCCATGTGCTCGGGCTTGACGGCCTTGACGCCCCAGGCGAGCGCGACTTCGTATTGGACCTGCCGATACTGCATGTATTGGCTGATCTCGAACGACAGGCCGGAGCGCGGGTCGGTGATGACCTGACGGTCAACCGCCAGATCGCCTTCCGCCGGCAGCGCCGGAGCGCGGGTCGCAAGGGCAATCGCCGAGCGGGCGAACGCCATGTTGCGCGCCGCAGCACCGACCACCGTGATCGCCGCATTATCGGCAAGCGCCTTGCGGAGACCCGGAGCAGCAATCGCGAACGAACCGCCCGAGAGCGCCGTCGCGACGACATACTTGTTGGTGTCGCCCGCGAACGTCACGATATCACCGGCAAGGATCGTGCCCGTGCCGGTGTCCGCCGCGATCGTGGTTGCGCCGACCGCATAGCCGCCGCTGTTGTTGACGAGGTAGCTCGCGCCCGTGCCGGCAGTGTTGGTCACGACCGCCGCCGACTCGCGCAGCATCAGGCCAGCCTTGTTCACGATCACGCCCTGGTTCTGCATGGTCGTGTCGCCCGCCACGTCGTAACGCGACTGGAGACCGAGCAGCTTCGCACCCGCGCTCGTGTCGATCACGAGCTGAGCGTCGGCGGCGTTGCCGTTGTCCTTCAAAATCTTCAGGACATTGGCCGCATCCGAGAAGTCGCCAGCAGTGCCGAACGGCGTGGTGCCTGCGGTGCCGTAAGCGCGCGAAGCGGAAGCGTGCAGCGCGGCGAGATCGGCCTCGACTTCGTTGCACAGCGTGCGCATCGCCTGCGCGAACTGGTCGCGCATGATGTTGCTGCGGCCGGGACCGTTATTGTTGAGGCCGAGCGACTGCTCACCGTTCCAGCGCACCGGAACGCGGCGGGCCTTGGTGATCGACATGCTGACGTTGCCGATCGTCTGGTCGCCGTCATCGGGCGGGGTAACGCCCGGAGTGATGTCGCTAGCGGTCGCGGCGGGAGCAACCGGCGAGCGGACGGTCTGGCCGACAGCGGCGCGCTCGAAGGTCATGTCCGCGCTAACGGCGGGGATGAAGCCGACCAGTTCGCGCGACACAACGTCAAGCGCGTTATACAGGTCAGGAATGAGGTTCGTGATGGTGTTCGCCACGTTGCGGCACTCCGGATCGAGGTGATTGTCGAAGCCGCCAGCAGCCCCGCTGCCGATTGCGGTTCCGGCCCCGCCGGAGTGTGGAAAGCAGGCCCCGCCCGCTTCCGTTCGCGATTATAGGCGATGGAGTGAAATCGACTTAGGTCCGCACGGAACCTTCTGCGAAGCCATGTGTTTTAGGGCTTGAGGGCTAAGCGGGGAGGGTTCCCGCTTGCTCCAGTCAGAGGCTCGTGAATCGAGAGTGAAGCGCGGCGCTCGGTAAATGAAGCCTGGGCCTCAGTAGGCTCGCATCGATCAGCAGTCCCCCGCTCCCGATGCCAGCACGAAAAGACCCAGGCTTTGTTTGTCAGGCCGCCCGATCGACGACGGAGCCGCCTTCCTTGGCAAAGGTCATCTGGTCCGCTGGTGGAAGCGCATTGAACGCCGCGCGGGTCATGGTCTTGCCCGATGCGCCCTTGCCACCGCCGGGAGCGCCACCGCCCGAATTGGCGGGAGCCGCGACGAACTTCTTGCCCGCATCCGATCCGGCCCATTCCTTGATCGCATCGGCCAGCGGCTTGTCGCCGAGCATGGCCTTGCGCGCATCGCCTTCCACCACGACCGATGCGGTGCCCGCGAACTTGGCGGTGAGGCTGTCAATGAAGTCCTCATCCTTCACGCCGTTGGCGATCAGCGCGGACTTGAGCCCGTCCTGGATCAGCAGGCGCTGCGTGAAGCCGGTTTCCGCTTCGAGCGCCTTCTCCGCTCTTTCCTTGGCGGTCGTGGCGTCCTTTGCGGCCTTCTGCGCATCCTTCAGCGCGGCTTCGGCCTTATCGGCGCGTTCCTCGGCGGCGGTCAGGTCTTCAGGCTTGATCTCAGACGCGGCGCGGAGCTTGCGCTTAGCTTCCTTGGCTTCGTCCAGAGCTGCGGTGAGATTGTCCTTCAGGCCCTTGGTTGCCTCTTCGACGGCTTCCTTGATCGCCTTGTCGAGATCGGCCTTGGTGTAGGTGTCGTCTGCCATGATAGTTCTCTCCTAATCAGCGTCGGTTAGTAGTTCGGTTGCAACATCACTCAGAGGAGCGGCGATACGATGCGTCGTTCCGTCCATTTCCTTGAGGGTGATGGTGAGCAGTGTGTGCGGGCGATATTGCTGAATGCTCCTGACTAGCTTCTCGACATCTTGCACAAACTGTCGCTCCCAAGGTTTCGTGGTCATGGCGCTCTCCTTCACCTGTTCTAATCCAAACAATTTCCCATTTCGTCATTTGGTCTCTCCTACCTAAGCTCATCAAGGCTCAGCTCGCGCCCCGTGCCTGACACGAGATCGCGCACCGTCAGCTTGCCATCGCGCATCATCTGCGCCCGCGTCTTGCCGAATATCTCGTCCTGTTGC